GCATAAATCTAACGTTATTAACTGTACCCCACTCACTTCTTAGAGTTGAGTTTTGGTTTGGATAATTCCATTTAGAAATAAATCCGTTAATGTTGTTTAGATCTTTTGCCAAGTCTGTGTGACCTAGAGCTAAGTAAGCATCACGTACTGGGCCGGTGCCAAATCTGTCTTCACCTTGAACGTTATCTAAAATCATCCAAGCGTCATTGCTTAACAATGCTTGTGTCACATTATCAATATCTGACAAGCTTAAGTTTGTAGGCAAGTCACCATTTGTACCACCTGTACAGTTGATAAATCCTGCTGTTGAAGCAAGCATATCACGTGTTAGTTGGTCTTCTGTCATACGCAATGATAAGCCAAGTAGCTCAGCTGTTTCATTCAAGACAGGGTCTTGGTTTTGTAAAGTTACCTGTTGGTTGATTGCTACATATTGTCCATAGAATGACATGGTAGCGTCAATATCCACCCTGTTTAATGGGGTAGCAGGTGGTGTAGCACCGGAGGGCCCGAGAGGGACTGGTGCTGTAGGTAATCTATCGTATCTTGCCATACGTAATGTACGGCCGCCTTTTGCTGGTAAACGTTTTGATAACGCACCCAATTTCATAATTAAATTAGGTGTTCTAACAGATAGTAATACGTCATCAAAAGTTTGTTGCACTGGCGCAGGTAGCGTTGTAGGAGTAGTTATCATACTATTATCCTGTGCAGAATATATAAACTTTTATAACTTTGAGCTGCCGAGACTCACTACGACGTTGGGATTTGGCGAGAATCAATACGCCTAAGATAAGGGACTGACGAGGTCTAATACGTCAAGAATGTTTTAACACAAAAAAAATAGCCTTGCAATAAACAAGGCTATTTAACTGTAACAGGCTATATAATCAAACAATATTTATAACAACTACGCCCTGTTACGTTTAGCTTCTTCTACTTGTCTTCTAATCTCTGCTTTACGCTCTTCTGTTAAGATTCTGCGATCATAATCCCCAACTTTAGCAAGTGGTGTATCTGCAGTTTGTGGAGCCACATTAGCAATAGAACGAGGTTTATTTTTGTTTTGTTCAATACGTTTGTCCACGTCTTCGTATTTGTTTTTTTCTGCATAAAAAACACTATTTTTAATGACGTCGTATGCGGCTTGTCCTTTTTCATATAAATCTGGATTGTTAATAATTGATTTGTATAGAAAAGGTTTTTCTTTATGAAGCCTATCCAGATTTTCTGAACTAACTACGTTATCAAAATCATTAAACTTATTTCTCAACATAATTTCGATTTGTTGAACTTGAGTCTGTTGCTGTAACTGTTTAAGCTCATTTATTTTTTTGTTAACAGTTTTTACAGTTTTTTTTAGATGTTTACCTTCGGCAAAAGAATCATCATCTATATCAAGACCATCATCTTCGTCAGTTAACTCAATCTTTTGTGATGATTGATTTTGATTCATATTTTGTTGAATCATACGTTCTAACTCATAACTACGTTTTTCTGCGGCTTCTAAACGCTCACGCATCATGCGCATGTTATATTCTTTGTTAGACTCTATTTTTTCTTCTTGTTGTGGCTGCTCAATTATTGGTGCCGTTGGCTGCTCAGTATATTGTTCTAAATTTTCTTCGTTGTACATATCTCACTCTCTTTTTGTAATTTGATAACAGCGTCTTTAAGTTCACCGTTTTCTTTTTTTACCCACTCAAGCAGTTCACCTGATTCCATTAAAATCACAAACTTTGCTAAAGTAGCACATTCTTTATCATGTATGTATTGTGCTTGGTTGTTAAATATATGCCAATATAACACTTGATCAGGAATGCTCCAAAGATATTCTAATGTATCAGATAAATGCATATATTTCCACACAGATTGATTATAAACAGGTGTAGGGCATGAACGTCTGGCAAATATAAAAGTGCGAGGCACGCTGCCAATTTTTTCAAGTCGAGTCATCATTACTATATAAAAATCTTTATCTTTATATAAAGTTTGTGATTTAGCACTAAATGCTGTTTCATGCAGTTGTTGAGCTATATCTTTTTCTATAACACGACGATATTCAATAACATCATCTTCAACTTCTAAGTTTTTTTTTCTGTGCTCTTGAAGTTGTTGACCATAAGTTTTTTTATCCATTAATAACTTTCAAGATAGTTTTTTTAGGTGGCATTTTATCTTGCAAATTAAATTTTTGAATTAAAAAATCTACAGCTTCTGATGTAGTTTTTTGAAAGTAATTTGCTACAAACGAAATAGCATCGCCAGTTTCGTGACATGAGAAACAATAATAAATACCTTTATTTATATTTACCGCAAACTCTGGTGGTTCGTTGCGTTGTTTTTCATGAAACGGACAATGACCATAATAAATAGAACCATGTTCTTGTTTTAATTTTATGTGTGGACGCAAAAGGTCTGCTAAATGAACATGTTTTTTTATTGCAGTCATTGTTTCGTTTAAACTTTGTCCTGAGCTCATACTACCTCTTTTTTGCTGTTTTTTTGGCAATAGACTTAGGCTGTTTTACAAATTGTTTGCCTTGTCTTGTGCCTTCTCTTTTAGCTTTTGTTGTAGCAGCATATTCTTGAGGCGTCAATGATTTTATTGCCGCTTTGGGTAAATATCTTTCGCCCGTAGCTTTTGGTCCTTGCGTGCTTGGCTTGCCTGATTTTGTTTGCCATTTTTCGCTTGTCCATTTAGATAAAGATTTTTGTTTGTTGGTTTTACTGCCAGTATAGCCGCCTCCCGCTTTTTTGTATTCCATAGCAACAAGTTGCGCTTTTCTTGCTGACCATTGACCAGACCTACCGCCTTTACTACTCGCCATAACACGATTTTTAATCGATTCACGCAATTTAGGTTTTGTATAGTTGCCCATAATTTCCTTAATGACATGCCCATGCTCTTAATGATTTATTTATACGTGAGTTTGGATCATTTGCTGTTTTAGCAGAAGTTAATTTACGTTTCATGCCTTTCATTCTTGCACAGAATGATTTACGGCGTTTGTTGCCAGGTTTTTTACTTGGTGCTTTTAAATCAGAACCTGGATTTTGTGCTTCATAAGATTTGCGTCCTGCTTCATTTAATCCACCTTTTTTTGATTTACCTTCAGCTCTTTGCCAAGCTGGACTACGTTTAAGTTTTTTCATACTATCTCCTTAACAATTTGTTTTGTCTAAATATTTAACTAATAATGTTACAGCCGCACCAATCAAAGCAGTAGTAATACCGCCAGCATATGCTCTTGTTTTTGGCACAGCTTCTTGCAACTGCTCTTCTTTCTGTGAGTTTTGGCGTTTTAGTTGTTCTAGTGCTGTAGTCATGGCATTCAATACTAGCGTAGACATACCAGGCTCTACAACAGGGCTGGTGTTCATTTGTAATTCTATTTGATCTACTGCTGGGTCATTAGCTGGGCTAGCTGATTTGAACGCTGCAATAGCTTTAGATACAATTTGTTTTTTAGCAATAGGAGGTAACGGTGATGTAGGTTGTGAAAAAAGGTTAGGTATGGGTAATTCTTTGTAAAGCTCAGGGTGCGCATGAGCGTATGCAATCTGTTTCTGCATTAAGTCATTAATGTCTACTTTTGCCTCTGAAGAATAAAGTAACTGTATAACTAATGATGTTTTAAGAATACGTAAAAACATAAAACCTCTAGCACTAAAAAAAACTGTTTTTAATTTACTATATCTAATTTAGATTTACAGTCTCTTAACAATGCTAGAGATAATTGGCACTCCAACGGGGAATCGAACCCACGATCTGTTGAATGAAAATCAACGGTTCTAGCCATTAAACTATTGGAGCAAATTATAAAACGGTACCCAAAAGAAACATGTTCTGAACTTTTTTAGGCTAAGCAGTTACGTTTTATTTTTTTTTATTAGCTTTACTAGCTTCTGAATAGCCTATAGCTAACGCTTGTTTAACGTTTTTAACTTTTGGTCCTTGTTTGCTACCAGAACGCAATTTGCCAGCAGAAAATTCTTTCATAACTTTATCTAATTTTACTTTGCCTTTTATGCCTAATTTTTTTCCTACTTTAGGCTTGGCAACTTTAGCAGTTTTTTTAACTTTTACTGCTTTCATATTTTCTTTGCATTCACCGTTATTAGATTTTATGCCGTATTCTTTTTTTGCAGACATTTTTTTCATAAGTTTTCTGTCTTCAGCAGCCTCTTTTTTAAACATACCAATGTCATCCATTAGCTGTAATTTGACCTTATTTTCCATATTGTCCTAAAAGGGAGGTTGCCCTCCCTTAATTTATTGAGCAGTTGAACTATCTCTGAACCATTCGTTTAATCTTTTAACAGATACTTTTTTTTCGTTACGCTGTTGCATATCTTTTGGTATCCGTAAAATCTTAAATGCTATTTTCATAGCTTTTTTGTTTGGTCTTGGAGCGTTGCACATATTTTTACCATCTTGTATTAGAACGGTTTTTTTTCAAATCTGAACTGTCAACTTGCAATTGATCTTGTACGCCACCGAAAAGGTCTTTGTAGCCACCATCTATACCGTAACCAGCTTTTGGAAAATATCTGTCAATTACGTTTTGTGGTAACAATGCTGGTGCTGACATATCTTCTGATAACATTGAACCAGCTTGTTTCATTTGTTTTTTCATATCCATGCTGTTATGATAACGTTTTGCCATGTTAGGCTCCTTAGAAACTGCGGTTTTCCGCAAGGTTAACACCTCTATCTAACTCAGAACCACTCTGTGCCATAGGAGGATTTTGTTTATCTATCTTACTCTGTTCTGTAACAGATAAAAGCTTTTGCAATTCAATGATTCTTTGTAACTGAGTCATGTCGATGTTTTCTAGCTCTCTGATAGCTTTTGCAAAATTTAACAACGCCATCTGGTCATCTTTAACAGCAGCAGCTTTACGTTCTTCAGCCAGAGCTTTATTCTCTTCAATACGGCTAAACCTCTCATACCCAAGCCCTTGGTCAGCAATTGTTCTAGCTTCAGCAAGTTTGGTTTGAGCTTGTTGGTTTTGTATAGCAGATTGTAACTGTAATTGTTGCATCTGTGAAGACATTTGTAACTTACTCATCATAATCTCAGCTACTTTGTCTTTGTCTTGGATTGTAGCCGCTTCAATTAATGACTCATCAGGGATAGGTACACCCATCTCACGCAGTTGTAATAACTGAGCAAACTGCATTTGTTTTTGTGATTCTGTGTTAAACCCAGCTTCTACCATACAGTGATACTTACCAAAAGCTTTGTTGTAGAACAGTGCTGCTGGTTCTTCACCCTCTAATATGCTTTTAACTTTTCCTGGTGTGTAGTTATTTTGCACTACACGCATAATTAATTCACCTAGTAAATTTTGTGAATAATCAAGCCTATCAAACAAAGGCTGTAGTGTTGTCAAACCAGCACCTTGACGTAACGCAGATAGAATGCCTGCTTTATCGTCTATGGCGCTACCAAGCAACTCTTCGTTTACGCCTGACACTAACATCATCTCTTTGCTAAAGGTATCTTGTAGCTGAAAGAATGAAGGTGGTATTTGTGGTGGTTGGATAGGTTGTATATCCGTCATAGACGCTTCTTCTTTTAACGGAATAATGCGTCCTTGACCGGTTTGGAACAAATGACGCACATCCACCACGGAATTTTCGCGGAATATAAAGCCACTGTTCACTTGACTTTCTAATAGGTCCGCAGAGAGTACTATACGACGATTAAGTAATGTTTGTGGGTCTCTTAAAGAACGACAGATGCCCTGTATACGACTGTAAAAATAAGGCATCATTGGGTTGTAATAACCTATGACTGGTACAAACGGAAAGGTATCTATATTAAGATTGTTTGGTCCATCGTAAAAAACCTTGTCTTGTATCATAATAGCCATACGTACTGTAGGTACATTTTGTTCTATCATAGTAACTTCAGGGTTCATAGCTAAAAACTCATCAACATCTATTTCTTGACGGTCTGTTATTTCTAGCGTTTCGCCTGTATTTTTGTCTACAAGTAATTTTTGCTTGCGGTAATCACGATAATAATATTCGTCGTATGCTAAACGATTTTGTTGCGTTTGACCGTATGACTCAGGCATATATTGGAAACGTCCGTCACGGCCTGTTCCCGTTGGGTTACCTTGCAAAGCCATAATTTCATCGTACTTGTCTGGTATTAATGCAGCTGCTGCCGTATGAGATAAATAAGAACGACGCCATACAAATGCACAATCTGACAAGTCTGGCTTTCTAAAATAAGGGTCTATAAAAAAACTATTATAAGAACAGTTGTCTACCTTGATATCACCGTTTACTGGGTCTTTGCTGTAGTCCATATAAACTTGCAGCAAGTTCATACCTGCTATACAGGCACCTTGATGAAATGCATCAGATATAGTTTCGTACACACCCTCACGTTTATAGATATGTAATAGTATTTTTGTTAACTGGTCGGCTGTTTGTTGGTCACCGTTTTCTAATGGTACAACTATAGATGACTTACGGTTACGTCTTTGAAACCCTGATACCATGTTGCAAATAGGACGTACACGGTTAAAATAAAAGTTGCCTCGATTGTTGTTTGGTAACTGTTGGTTTAAGTCAGCCATCAAACTAGAATCACCAGCTTCAAGCCGCGTGTCTAATGTAGCTTCTGTCCAATATACTTGCCAAATAGCCTGATTAGCACTGTAGTCACTATCAATTTTCTTTTTAATAGCACCATAATCATCAGGTAGATACTCAGGTTGTCGCATTAACATTACTTATCTCCTAGAAATTTTGTTATTTATAATAGTTTATTATTACAAAAAATCATAAGTTAATAAGTTTTATAACTTAGAGGCCGTTTGAAGGCCACGGTGGCCTCCATTATAGCCTTAAAAAAAATGGTAAAAAGTATAACTAAATTTTTAATGCCCCAGCCTTTTAGGGAACAAATACATAAAACAGAAGGTTGTTATGTACAATAAACCTTTGCTACATCAATTTTGAGGCCATGTCAAGGCCCTAAAAAAATTTTATGCGCCTCAAAAACGCCCTCAAATTATATGCTGCTAATCGCTATAAACTAATTACTCCGCGTTTTGCTCCTTTAAAGCTCCTTTAACCTGACATATAAAACGCGGATAAAACGCGGACGGTTTTACTCCGCGCCTTTTTTAACCAACAATTCAACTATCTCTTTGTGACTGCCGTTAATACGCGCCCATTGTAAAGCTGTAAGATTGTGGTTATTGCGTAACATGATGTTGGCATTTTTATTTATTAGTAATTCGCACAAATCTTTACGGTCTTTTAGTACTGCATACATTAACAGAGTATTAGACATAGAACCGTAACGTTGATTAACTGCCAGCTCTTTACGGTCTATTAATTGCTCAACCTCACCGATGCTTCGCCTTAGAAAATCATCAACAACATGAGGAGCTTCCTCTGCGACAAACGGTGCTCCATCATGTTCACGCGGTACTTGCCATATTAAACTGCCCTTAAGGCTTTCGGAACTGCGGCACAATGAGATTTTGTCTGTAGGCCACGCGTTTACACCGTTTTCATCGACACACGCCACAAAAGGAGCAGCCATACTAAACATATAAGTTTTAGGACTAGTTTTACCTTTGGGTTCTGTTGGTGTTTCTGAACCAAATAAAAAAAAAACAAAACAAGAAAATAATAATAAAATTGAAATCATGAGTACCTGTCGTAATTTGTGTTTCTAAAAAATCTTGGCAAATCTTGGTTGCCATATAACGCTTCTGCTTTTTTGCGCTCAAACTCTTCTGAGCTTAGTCCACGATGTCCAGCTTTGTGTATAGATAAACACATGTAACGTAAAGCATCGCAGTAGTTTGAAGCCCAATTATGTAATGGCTTGTTGAGGTACACCGATTTGGAATCGTCCCATATTTTACGGTAATTTTCCATAGCGTTTATCAATGAACGACATTTTTCTGCATCAATCCAAAACTTAGCTATATGTGTCCATACGTTTTCTATGCCATCTATAATAGGTATTTGGTCAACCAACTTAAAACTAATACCAAGCTGACGAGCTTTTTCGTATCTAGTAACCGCACCACCACCCCACTCTCTAACTTTGATATCATGAGGCGCATAATGGTCACCATACTTGTACGGCTTTTCTTGAATTATTTTTGCATAATGGTCTAACCCTAACCCTGTATTGCTATAGCAATCAATAATACGTATAACAGTACCACTACCTACAATCTGAAAAAATATAATACAAGTGTTGTCGTTCACACCAATATCCCATGCTGTATAGACCAGTAACCCAGGCTCCCAAGATACAGATGTTATTTGGCCTTTGAGTTTTAAGGCGTCCAGATGCGTACCGTAATATGAACCGCTAATACCACGGTCAAAGCTGCATTCGTATTCTTGCAAATACAAACCTTCGTCCATTTGTTCACGTTCTTTTAATAGCACGTCTTCTGGTATGTGTCCTATGTCACTGGCTTTATGCGTAAATATTTTCCATTCAGGTAACTCTTGAGCTATTTTATACAGGTGCCACATATGGTTTTTACCACGTGGTGTACCATTTGCGATACACCACCCATTATTGGCAGCAAGTATAGGACGTATAAAACTAAATATTTCTGATGGCATTAAACTGTATTCACTAAGTATCACTGCATACGGGTTAGTACCAACTAAAGACGTATCATATGAATCGCCACCTATGATTTGTAATACGCTATCGTTGAAAAAACGTATTTTCATTTCGTTTTGGTTCATGCTAGCTACAAGTTGCTTAGGTATAAAATCAAGAAACTTAGTACCGTCTATGGTAATAGCGTCCCATATAGCTTTGCGACCCTGAGCGTAAGTAGGTAATACATAAAACACTAAACAAGGTTTTTTAATACATTGCCGAATAGCAAGGTTCCAGCATAAAATATCTTTGCCAGCACGACGACTTGCAATATATAATACACGTTTTGATTTACCCTCTTCAATGGTATCCCACAGCTCCTCTTGATACCATCGCAACTTGAATTTATCCAATGTGATTTGTACTTCAACATTGCTCATTACTTTTCTCTTTTATTTTTTTATTAAGTCTAAAATTTTATCGCACTTCATTAATAAATTTAATAAATTTGTATAAGACTTATTTATTTTTGCATGAAATAACTCATGCACTACTTTTTTATATTCTTCCTGTTTATTCGTATCCATTTTCTACCCACACTTCATCCAATAAAATAGTTAAATTATTTAGCACTATGTAGATTTTTTCTGGGTCTTGTTCAATATTGTAACTTTGTAACTGTTTTACAAGATGTTGATATTGTAAGTTTTTTTGTTCGTAATCCATTCTTCCTCTAATACTTTGTTTCTTTCAAGTTCTGCTACAATTAAATCTTCCATAAGTTTACAAACTGTAATGTTTTTTCTAGCTGCAAATATTTTCAGTGCTAAATGAAGATCTGGGTTAATTTTGAAATTAATATATTTTGCCATTTATTGTTTTGTATAAAAATATTT